TAACAAAAAAGGGACTCCGAAGAGTCCCTAATCACTACTAAAATGTTAATACTTAGTCAGCTGCTAACTTAGCAAAATAACTCATTGTATCATCATCAGAACTTGCACTTGCAGTAGGTTTTTTCACTTCATCTAACTGTTCTGCTCCACTAACATAAGTCTCAGAATCGCTTTCTTTTTCGAATGTCTGTTCAGCAGTACGTACTTGCACTGGAGCAGCACCGACAACACGATTGAAATGTGCTTTAAGGTCATCATAAGATTTAAACTTCTCGGTTGATACAAATTCTTGTAAGTCGTGAAGTTTACCTTCTTCCCATATGCCTTTAGCCACTTCCTCTTCGAGTTCAGACGTTGCATCGAACTCAGATTTATCATAGTTACGATATCCTTCAACTTGACGAATTTTTAACTTAAAGTTTGCACCTTCCCAAAAATCAAATGGATCCATTGGAGTCTCATCTTCAAATTCTGGAAACATCATATCTTTCACTTTAGCAAAAATCTTTTGTCCATAACGATACAAGAATACTTTCCCTTCGTTCTCTGGATGTTTAGGGTCACTAACAATGTAGATATTAGATATATAGGACATTCTACGTTTTCTCTTACGTGCAATGTCTTTATTCGCTTCTATACCAGAATTCCAATATTCACCATTAGACTCACATACTGGACAAGGATTACCCTTACCTAAAGTTGTTGGACATTCTTCAATGAACCAGCCACCTTTGTCTTGGAATCCGTGATTATATGTTTGTACGAATGGAGGATGTTCCTCATCTTGTGTTGGTAAGAATCGAATAACTGAATATCCATTACCTGATTTGTCTACGTCTGGTTTCCAAAATCTATCATCACCATAAGACTTCTTAGTGCCTCCTGACTCTTCTACCATTGATTTTAACTTTTCTATATTTGCTCTAGAACTAGAGCGTTTCTTTAGGGCTGAAAAACTTGCCATAATATTCTCCTTTGTTTTATACGATTGTTTGCCTTATTTTTTTGAGAGGGACGGCTCCTCTATGGTGGGTTTCACCCCACCAAACTATCTATGCTGGACTAGTATCAAGCTCACCCATATCTTCACCTTCACTACCAATTGCTCCTGATAGTACAGTGTTGAATCCATTTCTAGCCATTTCAAGTTGTGTTGCTTGCGATTGTAATCGCTGTAGACCTTGATTGATATCCATTAACTGAACGACTGCACCCTTTGCTTCATCTGATAAATCATCAAAGACGTAATCCGTTCCATCAATAGTAATAGTTTGTGTTTCTGTTGTTGCTTCTTTAGCTTCTTCTGCCATTTCATTTCTCCCTTAAGGTTTATAAAAATTGACTCCCTTTCGGCAAGTCATATTAAGTTACAGTGTTCTAGATTAAACCACTATAACAAAATGTATTTATAACATCGAGACTTAATTTTTTTACTAAATCTCGATATTTTTGTTAATTAAATCTCTCTTCCAATAATAACTCTGTTGTATGTTGACAAGCTGTTGCCAAACCTTCGATGTAATGAAAATCATTTTCTGCAACAGTAGGACTCTCATATATTAATTTCTTAACGAACAATATACCATTTAACTCATATGAAATATTGATAACGTTATCATCACGTTCTAGTTGTTTGATACCCGCGATACTGTCAATCACGGTTCTATCTTCATCCTTTAACTCCACCACATTACATTCTCCTTATTTTATCTACTAAGACTTTCTTGAATTTTTTAGAACTAAAATTCATGAAGTCGTTATAGTTGTTTAACCTATCTCGCCACGCTTCCCATACATAGTTCTCATCTATGTCATTATCAAATTGTTCAAAGAAGTTTAATATATTATTTAATATTATAAACGTCTCTTTGGATATCATATCCTGCAACAAGAATCTGAACAATATAGGATGTTCATTGGATTTAACTTGAAACAAATCATCAAACTTTAGTTCCCTCGAATTCAGAAAGTCAATTATATTATCTAAATCTTCAGAGAACAAGTATGATATACTTTGAACTCGTCTTTTCCATTCTATATATCTCGTTTCTGATTCAATGTTTAGAACAAGATCACCAATGTATAGATCTTCATTCTCAACAAAGTTAGAAACAAAAAATTGTATTATCTCTTCTGTGTTATATTTTAATAACTTCTCAAAGAAATATCTATCTCTTCTTTTCTCAAAGGCTTTAAAGGATACACCAGTGTTACCTTTATACTTAACAAAATCGTATTCTGACGTGAAGTGTAATTTAATTCCTATGTATAACTTATATACTTCAAATGAAGTCATTTACACCGGCAGTCTACTTATCTTTGGGAGTAGATGCAGTCCCTCACACTCGACTTCTAATTTGCCCTTTAAAGACTCATTAATAAATTTACCCATCTTCTCAGGTTCTATATTATACTCTTCACAATACTCGATTAACGCTTCGAGATATGTCAGACCACTACGTACCTTTTTTTCTATTATCATTGCAACTTGTGTTTGTTTATTCTTAGCCATATTATACCAAATTTCCTCCCAATTGTCAACTAATTTGTAACCTTTTTAATTACTTTTTTTACTATCCTTTTAACCAAGTCAGAATCTGCTCCAAACAGTTCAACGTATTCGTAAAGCATTGGAGATTCTTTTTCAGTTATCTTACTATATTCCTGCAACTTCAATGCTATTCCAAGATAATTGTATGTGCGTAGAAGGTCGAGGAATACGTCATTTGCATAAGCATCAAGTTCGTCTGGGTCGCTTAGATAAATGATTCTCTCTTGTTCCTCAGATAAGTCTGCCGGGTAACTAGGTAATACTTCCAAGCCACAACGTTTCATCATCTGTCCCCTGTGAATCATTTCGTGTTCTAATGTCTGAAGTACTTCGTGTTCTAAGTACTCCCATCTAGTGATATTTATAGTTATTGGTTTATTTTCATCTTTAACCATTAGAACTAATTCAATATTCACATCATCATCCCACTCACCCCAGTCGAAGAAACCACCAGCAGCAACGTAACCATCAGGCAATTCAGGAACAGAAATTACACTGACTTCAACACCATATTCAATAAGATGTTTTTGAAATAGACTTGCCATACCTGAACAAGACATCGTGGCATCAACTGCCTCACGCCTTATACGCTTCAGAACATAGACATCTTCTAGTATATTTCTAAACATACCAAAAGTATGCTTCCAATACTAGTATAGATAGGAAACTACCAAAAAATAAATAAAACTTAAGCATATCCCCCAGAAGAATCTATTTCTAAAGATGCCATTGCAGCAGAGTTTGCAAGTTCATCACTATAACCACTTAAATAGTCATCGTAATATCCTTGAAACTTTTCATTAGAACCAGTGTATGCTTGTGGTGTATCACATAACTCACTAGCGACCCAACCTGCAATATAAAATCTATTTTTAGTTCTTAAATATGATTCTCTTTTTACTTTAGTAACTACTTGCATTTTATAAACTCCTTTTTTCATTCAATATACTACGTATTATACACTAGTTCGGAGTGTATGTCAAGTCTATTTTCACTTTATTCTTCAATAAATATAGATACTGCTTCTTGCATTCTCAAGAAATCCATTGCACAATCGTGTAGAGCATTATGCTTAACAAACTCCGCAGGTTCGTCCATATTGAACAATCCTGTGGTTGTACCTAACAATGTATCAATCACTGTTCTAGTGTCTCTTGCCTTCCAAGAATTGAATGGTTGAGAACCTTTTAATGTTTCTTCGAATAAGTTTTCTAGTATAGGAAAATCAAATGACTGACCTCTACAATACAGTAAAGTATTTCTGTAATCGTATCCATTCTTTTCTAGATAGTTTTTGATTATAGAATGAAGGTCAACTATAGACACATCTTTATCAGATGGTTGTAAAACTCTAGATGCTTCTTCACCTTGTTTCTCCCACCAAGTCAATGTACTAGCACTTACAGTTCTACCCATCTGTCCTTGTTCATAAGCATTTAGTTTTACTTCAATACCTTTATCCACTAATTCATTAAATGAATATTCCTTATCTGAGTCGACACATAACATACCAATACTTAAAACGATTGATGTTGGTTTAGTGTCCAGAGTTTCCAAGTCTAATATTACTGCAACTCCCATTAATAATCCTCAGGTAGTTCTAGAGTTTTATTAACAGTTGTAAGACTTTCAAATGCTGTCTGAAAATCTTCTTGTTGTGCAACTGCCTCAACATAATTACGTGCGTGATATACTTTAGCCAACTGTCTCATCAACTTCTTTGGAATATCGAATTCGTCACTAATTGCATCTACAGTATCTTTAATCAATTCACGTTCAGCCTCAATACGAGTTGTGGACATTGAAATCTCTTCAAGCGCGTTGTTTATCTTTTTTAAATCCCTCGGATTTGAGGGCATCATTAATCCTGACATATGTTTCTCCATTATAAAATTATTAACACAATTATAACATACTTAACAATAGATGTCAAGTGTTATTATAACATATTTTTTGAATTAGTAATAGGTGAAGTAGAATAACTCCACCTATATTCCTTTATTACTCTAAAGGAAGTTCTCTTGTCGATTTAGATTCCAAGATTGGAATAGTTCTAGGTTGAAGTTCTTCAGGAACATTCTTAAACAATTGAATAGTTAATAAACCATTATCCAATGTTGCCGAATAAACTTCGATGTGTTCACCTAAAGTGAAGATTCTTGAAAAGTCTCTGAATGATAATCCTCTATAAAGATAATCATCAGCACCCTCAGTATCTTCTATTGGGTCTTTCGACCCACTTACAGTGAGTTTGTTGTATTCCATTGTAACCGAAATCTCCTCCATTTTAAAACCAGCGATGGCAAAGACGATTGTATAATCATCTTTATCACTACGTGAAATGTTATATGGTGGATAGTTATCAACTTGATTGTTGACGTTTGATGTAAGATCATCAAACAGACTGTTAAGACCAACACTCATTCTAGTGAATGGTGTAAAGTCAGGGACATTTCTAAATGTCATAATATTCTCCTTTTAAAAAGCAAGATAAATGCGTCATTGTATAACGCTCCTTTCAACGATATCCCTTGCGGCAATATCTCATAACAATTAACTAGAAGTACCGAAAACTTCTATCAGAGGTTTAGTTTTCAAAACGGGTCCTCTTAACTCTGAATACTAATTAAGTCCTACCATTGGCACTCTTTCATATTCTTAAACCCATAAATTATACGGTTTTTTAAATTGGTGGAGGTTCATTAAGGACGAACCTGCCTAAGTTCCTTTAACAGTTAATTATGCTGTTAGTATGATTTTTGGGGTATTAGGGAAAATCATAAAAACCTTCCCGATGAGTTGTTACACGATCTATAATCAGATTCATAACGTCCTGGGGGAGACTCATCGGAATACTTTATATCTTCTTAGTCGTTGAAGATTTTGTACAGCACTGCTGCTGCGACGAGGCCTACTAAGCCTTGCGCACCAAGTTGTGCAACGATACCAGTAATAGTAGCGATAATATCACCACCAAGAAATGGAACGGTGCCACCGAAAATCACTTGTAATACGATTGCAAATGCAATCAATGCTACGCCTGCTTCAGTACCGGCTTTAATCCAACTTACAACTTTATCTAACATATAGTCTCTCCTTGTTGTTATAAAATTAGTTTCTCGTCTTTTCGGACATCGTTAAGTTTATTTATAACATTCAGTACACAATAATTGGAAGTATTTCTACTTTTTATATTGCCGTTTTAACATCCAAGTGAGTATTCTATAACTCTTTGCTACTTGGGATGCACATATACCTGTTTTAATTTTGTTACAGGCATACTCTTTTACTGTGATGTTTTTGTTGTTTTCAACGTTCATTTTATTCTCCTCGTTATAATATATGGTGCCCCTTCTTGGGCTTGAACCAAGGACCTGTCGATTATGAGTCGAATGCTCTGACCAGCTGAGCTAAAGGGGCAATTTCATTTCGTAATGTATTTGTTTATCAATCTCTGATTAAAATATCTCCTCCATAGATATCCTCTAATAATTGCACTAATTGTAAATAAAATAGTTATACCTAAATTATCTAACATTGATGTTTCAATATTCCATATTGGTTTTACCACCCAACTCCATATTGCAAGTGAGAAAATAAACCCAGTAAATATATTAAGACTGGTTTCTATCAAAGATTCTTTTTTACTTTGCATTAACTTCCTTTAATAAAAAAATTATGTTCCCCAACTGTTACCAAATAAATTGATATGTAATCGTGGACTAAATTTGTATCCGTACTTCATACAAAGGTCGGCTACGTTCTTCTCTGTTAACATCTGTCCTTCAATGGTTGCACCTTCAGGCATTAAGAATACTGATTCAATATATACTCCTGCATCCTCATATGCTTGTACTGCATTCTGTACTTCAATGATATCTTCTTCGTCTCTAATAACAAACTTTAAATTGATGTTAGAGTGATGTACTTTATTCATTGATAATAGTACATCAGGTTGAATCGTCACTTCTTGGTCTTCACCTGTCAATGATAACTTAGGACTCACCATCCAAGTTACTTCAGTAGCCATATCATCAATACTATTGAAGTAATCTATCAGTGATAGTGATACCATTTTCGAACCGTTTGTTTCAAATGTAATATGTGTTAGTTTGTCGAATTGTGGATGTTGTAATAACTCGACATATGCTGTCTGCCAACCTAATAAAGGTTCACCACCTGTGATAACTAAATGTACGTGATCTTCAAATGTAGTCGAACCTGGGAGCAGTCCATCGAGTTCCATTGCCAAGTCATACGTATCTACGAATGGACTCAACTTCTTATACTTCTTACTCCAAGAAGCAGAAGAGTCACAACCAATATCAACAACTGGCAAATCTTCAACTGAAGAATAGTTATCAACATCAATCTTCATGTATGGCATTTCTTCCACTGGCATTAATTTACCACGTGGTTGCCCAAATCCATTGCACTCAAGGTTGCATCCAAATGTCCTCAGAAATACGGACGGTGTGCCTACCCATTTACCCTCACCCTGGATAGAGTAAAAGTACTCGGAATATCGTATTCTCCTCATCCTCAGGTCTTAAGTTTCCAAGCCTTATCCCAAGAACCAAGCTCAGCATTAATATAATAGGCAGTATGGAAGTAATCAGTCATTGAATCAGATTCATCAAACCATTCTCTAGCACCACTAATGTATTTCGCTGGGGCAGTCTTTGCGATAGCAAATATCTTTTTGAATACTGCACTTAGTTCATCAGGACTGTTATGATGAATTAAGATTTGTTCATCAGAAGCAAATTTAGTGTCAATATTATAATCACTAATAGATATGTTTCCACGGTCACCAAGATATTCACTGAAGTCTGCTTTTGATTCCACCACTTTAATATTTACTCCAGACATATGTTCACGAGTAACAGAGAATTTAATAGTGTTACCAAATTCTCTCTTTAGTTCAGTTCTAATTGCTTTAACTTCTTCTGCATTAATATATGCCATATTATCTCCTATTCTCAGTTGCGTTGAATAACATTGTTGCGTAATCTTTGGCGACCTTTAACGCTAACTCAGCTTTATTAGATTCTGACAATCTGTCAACAAACATCACACTCAATCCACTGTCAGTCATATGAATTTTACTATACTCATCAGGTACTGTTTTACCATCAACATCTTCTGCTGCGAATAACCAACCTTCATAGTTAAAAAACGAACCAACACTATCTAAATAAACAAAACTACTCATATTAAATTTCTCCACGGAATTCTAATTCACTAGCAGCAAATTTATTAACAAACGGAATCTTACCCACACAATATACTAATCTAAGTAACACATTGGTTGGTAATGACATCATTCTCTCTTCTAAATTTTTAGCATCTTCTTGGTTTAAAACTTTGACACTATTAAAACTCTTAAAACTTTCTTTTAACTGTTTAATTTCAATAACTACACTCATAATAAATCTTCCTTTTTCAATCAATCAATATACATATTATACCATAGTCATTGAAAATTGCAAGTATTAATCATACTTTATAACCACGTTTATAATAAGTGTTACTTATCTTTTTTTCTTATTCTGACTTTACCCCAACCAACTTGTTCACCACGTAATACTGACATATATCCTTCAATGAATCCATCACTGTAGTAGTCACGTTTCTCTTCAAAATTATGGAGTTCACCCTGTAGAGCAGCGTCAACACCATACCAATAATCTGTCTTCATTTACCAACAATATCTTCGAGTAGGACTGCAAGAGCATATGCGATTGCAAACATTATTAAAAATCCTAAAATGTAAAGTGTTATCGTCCCCATCCCCATTAACTGACTTCCTCTGCTGCCGGACCTGATGGTACATACTTACCAATAAAAACTGCTAATACTAATGCAAATAAACCGTATTCCATATATAACTCCTTTTTATTAATTAAACATTTTGTCTTCGTACCAAGGACTTTCTTTTTTTTCTAGTTCATCAACTTCTTCTCCTACATATTCCCACAAATAATCACCAGGACTCACACCGTTCATCCCAATACCCATCTTCTCAAAAGATGCAAATAAAATTTCTCTTCCTGTTTTCGTAATAATTACTCTTACTTGTTTAACTGGTTTACACATACATTTCCCCATTAAATGGTGATGTCTCTCCTCTTAACTCGTTTACATATGAATAGAAGTGATCCTTTTCGTTCTCTTCTGATTCACCAGCATCAATCTCATCTAACATTAAGTTATATGCATCAATTACTTCGTCTTTAATAGTTGGATATTTTTTTATGGTTTCTATTACAAAATCTTTTATACTCATTTGGTTTCCTTTTTCAATCAATCAATATACATATTATACCATAGTCATGAATAATTGCAAGTATTATTCATACTTTATAAGCACGTTTATAATAAGTGTTTAGACTCTAGTATTAATAAAGATGAATGTTAAGGCGAATGTCAGTTTAAAGAATAAAAATGCTAGAGCGAAAGATTCAATAATATCAGGTTCCATTTAATCCCCTATAAATTCCAATAGAGGCTCTTCTATTGATTCTACTCTATCTCTAGAATACTCTATCTGTTTCTCTGATAGTTCAGTTCCAATATATGAACAACCGTAGTTGATACAACCAACGGCAGTCGAGCCAGTTCCCATAAAAGGGTCATACACTACGAAGTCTTTGTCTTTCGGTGCATACATTCTTAATAACTTCATTACGAAGTCACTTGAGAATGTTGCTTGATTTAAACCACTTGTCTTACCATCATTATTCTTCGCTTCAATAACGTTTGATAATGGTTCATAATACTTTTGTCCTTTAGTAGATACTTTAGTAACTTTCTTATTAGTATTAAATGTAGTAAGTTCATCTTTGCGTACGAACACGAATACAAACTCACAGAGTCTTTGTAGTCTGTTTGGTGATGCCGGAAATGGCATTGATGTATTCTTTTTCCAAATGATAGTATCAGCGATACAGAAGTTTGTATTTTCAATGATACTAGCTACCAATTGATATGGTAGTGATGGGTTCTCAATAGAGTAACCAAAGTTATATAACACCACACCATTCTCTGCTAACACTTTATCAAAGTTGTCGAATAACTCAGCAGACCACTTGATATAATCATCATACTCTAACCAATCATTATATTCATCATATCTACCTGTGTCGGCATTACCACCTTTACGTTTAGTCATGTTGTATGGTGGTGATGTCAAAATCAAATCAACATTTTCTTCGTACTCATTCATGAATACGTTACAATCTTTATGTATCAATTTATTCATTTTCTAATATCTAATAGGGAGAGTTGTATTTGTGTCAATCTTTTCAATTTCATCTACTGCACATTTAAATTCTGTATTAGTGGCGTAATCATATCCACTTAAATTTTTAAACCAATTTGGTGCAATACCAAATAGTATACCTTTTGGATTAGTGATGTTATGTATCACTTCACCATTAGTTATTTGTGGGTCGTAAGTATAACCTTTATATGAACCACTTACTAAGTTACTACCGTCCCCATAGTACTTCTTGTCGAATTTCTTCATCTACTAACTCGTTTAATAATAGCACTCATTTCATTTACCCACTCTTCAGGGACGCTACTTTCTTTATATAATTTATTCAGTTCAGAGTAAAACCATATTGATTCTTCTTTACCGACAGAGAAACGACTCCATAGTTCTTCACCAATTTCTTTCACATCTTTATCAATAGAGCGTAAGTTGTGAAGTTTATCAGCAGCAGAGACCACCAAGATACTGTGTTCAGCGTGTTTAATAACATCGATATATGCTAGTTTACGTTCTTTCCAAGGAAGACTTTTATCTTGCTCGGTGACACCATTCACATATCGTGCAGTTTTCTTACCAAACTTTTTCTTGATAGTCTTTAAGGAGACTCCACAATCTTCGATAACATCGTGAAGTATTCCAGCCATCACCTCTTCGGTAGTACCACCACTTTCATCAATGATAGTTCCTACCGATAACGGATGGTGGATATAAGGAGAGTCTGTCCCCTTACGAGTTTGACCTTCATGCTCGTCCATTGCGAACAACATAGCCTTAGTAATTTTCCAATAATTTAATTTCAATTCCAATTCTTTCTCATAATAAACTCAATCAACAGTACACATTATACCATAACTAGTGCCTGTTGTCAAGTCTTTTTTGTAAAAATTCAATAATGGTATAAGTAACTGCTAATAAAGTGTTATTATACCATGATTTGAACTAAAAGTCAAGTTCGTATGCCTCAACTATTTGTTGCACAAGTCCAGACCTAACGATATCACTTCTTTCGAAGTTGATAATATTACACTGTGGTAGATGTTCCAATCTACTCATTGCATCGACTAATCCACATTCCCCTTTAAGGTCTCTTTGTGAATAGTCACCATTGACAATGACTGTACAATTTTCACCAATACGAGTTAAGAATAACTTCATTTGTGTTACAGTACAGTTCTGTGCTTCGTCTAAGATTATCCAACAATTCTTGAATGAGCGACCTCTCATATAAGCGAGTGGTGCAACTTCAATTCTACCTGCCTTCTGCAGACCATCCACGTGAGACTTTCCTAGTCTCTCTTCTAATACGTCTCTGAATGGTTGGAAGTATGGAGCGAATTTATCTTCAATCTCTCCTGGGAGGAACCCGAGATTCTCCCCTGCCTCACATACTGGACGTGTGACAACAATTTTCTCTGTTTCTTTATTTTTGATTGCTTCAGCAGCTAGTGCTCCACAAACATATGTCTTTCCCGTTCCAGCAGGACCTACACCAAATGTTAACAAGTGATTCTTGATAGATTTAATGTATTCTTTTTGTTTTGGGTTCAGTGCTGATACTGGTTTATGTCTTTCTTCTATTTGGGCAAATTGGGTTACAGAATAGTCTTCATATGAGTAATCGGTAAAACCGGTACTTTCATCAGAAGACCGAAATGGATTTCGTAGTCTTTTCTTTTTTGGCATTAATTCCTTTGGATTTAATTGATAAGTTTGTCTATGATTATCTTCTTCGTATCTTTTTTACCTATTTTCACTCCCTGTGTTCCAGCATAGGTTACTAGGTTAACTTTGTTCATTCGCTTTAAAGCGGTCTTATTAAGTTTCTTTGCTTTCTTTGCTTTCTTTACTACTGCAGGTTTAACTGCTTTCTTAGTTGGTTCATCTAGAACCTCTAGATTAAAAAACTTTCTTAAATCTTTTAAAAACTCAAACATATAATTTCTCCTTCAATTTATAATATACTCATTTGTCATTTCTATTTATACAAGAAAAAAGGACGATTAACGTCCCTCTTTCTAATAATAAACAGTCAATTTTTAGAAATTGAATGACACCTTAGCACCTAGAACTCCATCAGCAGCTTCAGTCTTAGCATAACTGTATTGCATAGGTCCTCTATTCAACATTGCTACATAAGTCATCTTATCATTCTTCTTGATTGCTTTACCTGTAACATCACCTTTAGATAATACGATACCACGTACTACTTCACCTACAGCAGCATCAGAAATATCTTCTAAGATACTAGTTCTTTCATTAGTAACAGAACCATCCTGAGTAACCCCTGAAGCATCACCTACATCGACTTGTGCATACGTTACACCGAAACCAGCAACTAGAGTAGAAGCAGCTAAACCTGTGTTAGTACCAACTGCAGTCTTTTGATATTCTGCCGCTAAGTCAACACCTGCCACTGTAGCACCAACAGTGATATAACGATCATTATTTGTTACGTTCTGTGCTTTAAAGTTAACAGAACCAATACTACCTGTTGTGTCAAAAGTAACTTTATTCTCACCAGATACTTGATTGATTGAAACACCATAACCTGCTGCATCTAAACCAATTTCTAATTGATTCACTGCCGCTGATTTCTTTTGCATTATACCAGCACCTAAGATACTTTTAGATTTACCTAACTTAACATTTAAACCTTCGATGTTAGTCTCAACATATAATTCGTTAACAGATAATGTATCAGTTGTTCCACCTAAGTTTTCAATTGTAGCTGTTACAGACGTACCATTCTCAGGTAAAGTACCTTTAAGAGTAAGATCTAAGTCTTGAGCATATGAAGTAGTTGAACTATCGTTAGTGATAAAACCTGTGTAATCACCTGTGATTGTAACGCCAGCACCTGCTGCCATCATTGTTGTAGCTACTGCTGTAGCAAGAATTGTTTTATTTAAATTCATTATATTTTCCTATAGTTAAAAAAGGTCGTTTAAGGACGACCAACTCCTACCCGAGGGTTTCAATATCAATCAGACATTGAATTTATTTATACCTCAAGTTGTAACAAAAATGATATTTTTGTATTATTTTTATTACTTATTATAACGACTGTTCTTTCAACATTGCTGATTGCTCAGTTGGGAAGAAGTAATCACTATTTTGTGCATCAGCATAACCTTTAGTGTAAGCGTCTGCTTGACCATCAAACTGTGCATCTGCTTTACCAGCTACACGATTGTCAATCTTGTTCTTAGTGTTAAAGTTGAAACCGAAGTCTGTATCATTCATCCAGTTGTTAGCACCAGAGAAAGGTCCCCAATTTGAAGCACCGTTGAAAGGTCCTGCATTAGAGCCACCATCGAAAGGTCCCCAAGTTGAACCGTTAGAACCGTTGTTGTTAAAGAAACCAGCAGATGCTGATGTTGCTGCTACTAGAGCTGCGATTGCGATAATTTTTTTCATTTTAATTTCCTCCTAAGGAATTGTTATATTATAATTGGTCGTTATTTTAAAGAGGTCGATCCTTTCCTCTATAAGCACATAACTATATTATAATGTTCTAATATAGTTTGTTATGCTAATATATATAAGAACAACTAGTCCTTATAGAAGTTTATACTACTTTTTATTTTGTGGGTATTAGTCGTCTAAATCTTCAACTAAATCTATACACTCTACGTGTCCTTGAAATCTACCTAATTGGAATGCAATGAATAATGCACCACCAAATAGAAGTCCTTGCATTACTGGAATATTATCTAGCATACTTACTCCAATTTATATCCAAAAGTTCATCTGCTAATTTAGTAACACGTTTAGCACGTTCAAGTTTTGTGGCAACACAAGCAACTTGAACAACTACCTCTTCTGCTGTACCACCAAAGAACTCAAACTTATTGTCAGATTCACTATCTAAGTACCAACCATCTTCAAATGATTCGAACCAACCTGTAGCAACAACGTCACCAGAATCTTCTTTAAATACAACGTTACCCTCTGTAGTTTTACCAAAGACATAGCCGTCTTTCTTTGCAAGTATTTTTGTTAGTGTCATAATCTTTAACCTTCTTTATTATTTAATATGTACATATTATACCATAATACACATCCATTGTCAAGTCTTTTTTTAATTTAATTTCTTCTTCCAAACCATTTCAACATTTGCAATCCACATCGATGTGAAAACTGCAGCTGCTCCAGCAAAACTACCTACCATTAAACCAATTAAATATTCACTCATCTTATTCTCCTTTCTTCTAGTTATCGCAGGCTTCACTAATGATCTGTACAGCACCAATCTGCATACATTGGTCATATTCCTCATCGGAAATTTCCCATACCTTAGGTTGCTTTCCTT